AGTTCTATTTGACTGTAACTGACTAAAATCCAACATTCCCGATGGTTCCACATTAATCGGATTCATCGAGAATGCATATGTGTAAATGTTTCGTAACGGTCGCGATAAACGACTTGAAAATGGAACAACGTATTTGAAATATTTATGATCGCTATCTTGAATATTTGGTACATCTTCACCATTTACAAATATTTTAGCACTTGACATAGGAGGGTTATAAAATTCATTAGTAATAGAATACTCTACATTTGATGAAAAGTTATACCTATTTGCAAATACGTTTGCGAGTAAAGTTGTACCACCTTCATATGTATTTTCGTTCTCAAATGCATCTTGTCTAAAAAACCAATTAAGTGTTTTTACTGGCGTTTTTGGAACAAGTTCAAGTTTTGCGTTTTGTATACCCGCTGGTATATCTAAAGTAGGATGTTTTTTAACAATATCGGTAACGAGAACGTGTTTTCTATTTGCTATATAAATACGTTCAGTCGGTTCAAGTGCTATTTCTTCGGTAACGATATCAAATTCGTTTAAGGAAAGAGAATTTGTTTCGTTCGTGAAAAAGGATTGTTTATGAAATTCAAATTCAAACTGGAGCTTTTGTTTGTGTATGGCACACGTTGGAAAGTAAGGGCGATTTGGTGTGTTTGTTTCATATTCATCACTTTCATATTTACGCGAAAAAAGTAAAGGTATGGGAATATAAACACGTGATTTATATCGTGCTAATACCTGATTACCAGGTAATAAAGATGTATCTTCTGCATTATTTCTATTTAATGTGTACCTTTTCGTTCTTTTTTCGGATTCATCGAGGTACAGTTCATCATATATGATACCCCAATCACCGTGGAACTTTTCAACGACCGTTTCATCCACACGCATGGTTATAGATTTAAAAATATGTCTTCCAATTTGATCCGCATAATAACTATCAGAACCTGTTAAAGCTGGTAATTCAAATGTTACGTACATATTTGCTAAAAGGTCACCCATATTTCTAGGATTATACGTAACTTTTATAGTTTCACCAAAGGGCCATGATGTCAAAGAATTACTTGGTTTATTAACATTTAAACTTTTATGAAATTTTGTAAAATTAGCGTGTTGTTTACGTTCATACTTAAAGAATGAATGAATAGGATCATCTTCTAAGAGGTATGTATCTTGTTTACCAATTGCATTAAGTGATACTATAGAACCAGTATCTGGACCNGATNTATCACACATACTTACTACTTATTGTTTATATATTTTTAAATCCCTTTTCCACATATCGATATGAGACATTTGTTGTAATGTNTCAAGCTCTATTCTTGATTTTGTTGTTTCTTCCCTGAGGTTTTGTACAGCTTCGCTTGTGTACTGATACGTTTTAATATTCAAGAGATATTCATATGAATTATCTATTTTATCAAATATTTTCCCCATTTCGTGTTCGAGATCCGAACGTTTACGTTTGAAAACAATAAGTTTTTCATGAATAACCATATCAATAAATTTCGACATATTTTCAAGTTTTTTAGATTTTTCTTTTAAGACACGTATAAGATGTGCTTTTCTTTTTTTATATGTTTCTGATCGTATTTTAACAAAATCGGTGAGAATTTCTTCTGGACTTTCGTATTTATGAATACCCTTTGTTGGATGAAATAAGTGCATATTTGATACATGAAATGTCTTACGAAGTTTAAAATCTTTTATGATATCGTTACCCGCGTATCCTTCGATACTAAAATTAACATCGTCAGTCGTACTGTTATTCACGTAATTCGTAATTTTTTTCTTTTCGATAAGAGTGTCGAGATACTCTTTGTAGTCTTGTGTCCAACGCCCCGGTGGAAGTTCAGTCACTATTATATTTTTACCCGAAGATTTCCATACACCTTCTGTTATCCATAAACCATCTTCATTACTAAAAACACGACCCGTGAATTTATCAAACCACGGTTTCATTGGTACTATGTTTTCACCATTAATTACACGTTCAATATTGTGTTTAATATCCGAAGGATTAAACGGTGGTATATATGAACTAAATCCCAGTACCAATACCTTCAGTTCCATTTACCAAAACGGTAGGTAATATAGGAACATAATAGTCTGGTTCGATTTGTTTACCGTCGTCGTCGAGATAGTTTAATACTGGATCATCATTAGAATCAAAAAGTATTCTCGCACTTTTAGTCAGTTTTGTAAATATATACCTCGTTTGACTCGCGTCTTTACCACCCATAAGACGTGTACCAAATTGACCACATGGTTCGAGTAAATTAATATTATTCGACCCCGTAAAATTATGTGCTAATTTTACAATTGTATCTGCCAACGAAACTTCACCGTGATGATACGATGTTTTTTCTGAAACGTATGCGGCTAATTGCGCAACCTTCATTTCAGATGTAAGATTCTTTGTAAAACATGCGTATAACACTTTTCGTTGTGATGGTTTTAACCCATCTGAAACATGTGCAATTGACCTTTTCAAATCAGCAAGACTGAAATTCACAAGATCTTTATGAATAAAATCAGAAATACCGAGACTCTCAACGTTTCCATATTGTACTTCGAGTTCGGACGCCTTTTTTTCTGTACTTTCAAGTAACCACGTTTTACGTAAGTCTGATTTTGTCTTGTCAAATGCAAGAACTATAGATTCATCCATTGAAGTATCCGTATCAAATTGAACCGTAAGATCTTTTATTTTTTTAAAGTATTCACGGGCTTCTGCAGACGTAGAAGTACCAAGACCCTTATAATATTTAATTTTCCACCCAGCTTTACCATTACCATACCATTGCCTAAACGTCGAGTCTGTATAAAACGATTTTGTTTCTGAACCCTTAGACGCTTTTATGATAGGTGTGACCATACTTACAACAAACTTGAGTTTAAGTAAACTTGGCCAGAAATAATGAATCATGTTAAGAATAAGCCCCTTGATATGACTTCCATCGTTATCTGCATCGGTCATGATCATGAGTCTTCCGTATCTGAGTTCGGAGAGTGATGTATACACTTTCCCTTGCTGAAGCCCCAAAATCTTTTTAAGGTCATTAAACTCCTTATTTTCGGTAAGTTGTTTTACACTCGCGTCACGTACGTTCTTACATTTACCCCGAAGTGGAAAAACACCGTAATGATCACGACCAACAACCGAAAGACCCGCAATTGCAAGTGTTTTTGCAGAATCACCTTCGGTAATAATAAGAGTACACTTACCAGAGTGTGTAGTACCGGCCTTATTGGCATCGTCGAGTTTCGGAATACCCGTTATTTTTGATTTACGAGACCCATCTGTTTTTTTCAATTCTTTCATTTCACGAAATTTCGATAATGCCATGAGTTCTGATTGAACGCTCGTTTTTAGAATATTCTTTATAAACGTTTTTGGTGGTTCAAACTTACTCCCAAAGTCCTGTGGCTTGAGTGTACACTCCGATTTAACCTGACTACTAAAACTTGGATTGACAAGTGTTGCTTTTACGAAAACAAAAAATGCATTCTTGACCTGTTGGGGACGAAGTTTTATCTTCTTTGCCATATCTTCAATAACACCGTTTGCGAGTATTCCNGAAACGTGGTCAACGTGTGAACCACCTTTTGTGGTACATATACCATTCACAAATGATACGTGTTCAAANCCATCATCTGAAGGTGCGATACACACTGACCATCTATCACTCGTAAATGTACATATCTCATCTGATTTTGTGTACATTTTTGCGTACGTATTGAATGTTGCTTTAGGTAATGCGTCACCTTGAAATTTCACTTTACANTTTTGTGACGTACAAATATTCGCATCATACACTCGCTTTTCAAATATTTTGTATATAGAATCATCCATTTTTGACATACCAAATCGTTTCCAATCGGGAACGAAAGTAATAGAAACGCTCGACGTAGCATTCGAGTACTTTTTTATTTTGGGTGTACCGCACGTTTTCATATTATCCGACCATTCCTGTGTATATATACACTTGTTTTCTCCATCTTTAATTTTAACTGAAAATTTACTCGAATAAACATTCGTAAGTTTTGCACCGTATCCATTACGACCACCAACAACACGTTTTTGTGTATCGTCATAATTTGTACTCGTGAGTAAATGACCAAACGTTAATTCTGGATTCCATAAACCTTCTTTTTCGTGCATTTTAACCGCAATACCACCCAGAGGTCCATTATTTTCAATTGTTATTTCACCAGATATTTTATCGATAGAAACACTCATAGACGTTACATTTTTGGGGTACATAGAGTTTCGGTCGATCGCGTTTACTAAAATTTCGTCAAATATCTTTAAAAGTGCCGGTGAATACACGACCGTTTTCTTTTCAAATTGATCATTTTCATATATCCAATATGGTTCCGCTACACGTGAAACAGGTCCAACGTACGAATCCGGACGCTTTAATATATGTTCCACGTGTGTGAGTTTTTGAATACTTTCACTCATTTATATTATATTGTGTCTTTTACTTAAGTATATTTTTAGTCCTTCGAACCAGTATACTAATTCATCTTTTGTTTTTGACTTGGGTCTCGAATATATGGTTTTTATACGACCACACTCGCGGTGT